ACTTTGCAATGCCTTTGGGTTGCGCCACAAACTGCTTGCCTTTGGCCTTACCCGCCCGCTTGGCCTTGGTTGTCGCAGCATACTCTGCTGGTGACAACGACTTGATGGCCGCTTCTGGCAAATAACGCTCGCCCGTCTTGGAAGACGGTTTCCCTGACTTGGTACGCCACTTCTGGTCGCCCCAGTTTTTCAAGGATTGTTGCGGCGCTTTCAATCTCGGTAGCCCCCGCCAGCAGCTTTATATTTCTTGGCTACCAACTGCGCTGTACGGGCCGACCAGTGACCTGCACCGGTGCCGTGTGTTGCCGCCGCCTTGACCTGAGACACAATCTTCTTGCGCAGGCTTGGCTTGGTGTAGTTCCCCGCCGCGTTGACTTTCCCACCCTCTTTGTATTGGGTGAAATCAGTGTCATCGCGGCGTGGAGTCTTCACGCCTTTGGGCATCTTTGAGGGGTTGATGTCCCCCATCCCACGGCTGGCCATCATCTCAGCACTTGCCTTTTGCGTAGCCGCCTTTGTTCATGCCCAGAGGCTTAGAACCAGACATCACAACTTGCTTGCCCTTGGTTTTACCTTTGACAGCAACGCCGTCTTTGCTTGGGGCTGCGGTTTTGACTGTGCCCATTTTTGCTTTGGTGATACCGTTGTTTTTAGTAGCCATATGGCCTCCTGTTGAAAATTTCTGGCCTTTGCTGGCCGTGCTGAACTCTTTGGCAACCTTTGTGGGGATGCCCACCTTCTTGGCAAACGCAGGGTTATGAGCCGCCGCGTCCATCAAATTCTTTTGTTTAAGGCTTTTCGCTGGCATCATCAGCCTTTGGCTTGAAGAAGCCTGTCAATTTTTTCTTCAAGCTTGTTAAACCGTTGGTCAATGTGGTCAGTAATGCGTTGCACTTCTGCTTTAGTAACGAAATCACGATGGCTTTCCTCTCGCGTTTTGTTGAGGAGAATGTCAAGCCGCTTGATTTCTTCGAACTTTTCTCGCACGAAGAACCAAAGCCCACCCAACAGGGCGGACAGTGCGGCTGACCAGATTGTGTTGATGTCCATTTCAGTAAACCTTGGCTGCGCGAGCACCACGGGCTTTGCCCCAGCCTTTGGCAGTCATGCCACCTTTGGCCATCCCCGTCACCTCACGGATTTTGCCGCGCAAACTAGCGTCTTTTACGCCCCGTGTTTCACGTTTGTATTGATCGGCCAGTTCAGACGCCTTTTGCATTTTTTTATCTACAGCTTTTGCTTTAGATTCAGCGTAGTCTTTATCCCAATCCATGTCTCGACTGTTGACCATCAAGTCCACGGCGTCTTTATTTGATGTTCCGGGATTCTTCCCTTCGGCCAAATCCGCAGCATCCATAGCAGCAACACTCTTGGTTGAGCGAGAAGGAAACTTGGAGCCAACTTCCGTTTCTTTCAGCGGGATGTACTTTTCCAGCTTTTTAATGCGTGCGTCTTTTTCAGCCATTTTTTACCTCAACACTTCCAAGCCCGTAGGCTCTTGTTAATCCTCGAATCGGGGTCTTTTGCGGTCTTCGTGCTTGTCAGCTTCTTCTTCATGCCCTCCATACGGGCGCAGAAGGAGTCGCGGCGTTTGCCGCCCTCGGGTTGCGGAGCTTTCAGACCCGGCTTCCCCGGGTTCGCCTTGTTGTAGGAAGCCCGACCTTTGGCGTTCAAGCCGCCTTTGGGATTCTTCCCTTCTGCCCGTTGCCATGCTGGTGTTTTAGCCATAGAAAACCGTTGCTGTTACGCTTGAACCGAGCCCAACAAAAATGCCGTTGGGGCAATAGATACCTTCACCGGGCACAGGTACAGGCAGTCCAACTGTGTTGAATGTGTCCAGCTCAACATAGATGTTTGTGTACATTGTCACCGTACCAGAAGCCGCGCCTGATGTAGCGGAAGTAACGGTAAACGTGTTGGTTGTAACGTTAGATACCGCATACACGCCGTCACGCATTGTGGTTCCAGCAGCAACGTCCAGAAACACTCTCTGTCCATTTGCCAAGCCATTGTCGTTAATCGTAACCGTGACCAACGTCCCGGTACGACTCCAAGTGCCTGATTTTGAAACTGCGGGGTCGGCAATAGCCATGTTCCTTGCAGACACAGTAGCCGTCGTTACCGTCACGCCTTTCAGGCGGACAGCATAAGTCGTCGCATTGCCAGATGCGCTGGCATGGTAAGACTTGACGTCATACTGCATCGTCATTGCGTATTACCCGTAGAAAATGGTTGACGTAACATCTGCGCTGGGGAGTCCAACATAGATGCCATTTGAAGCCAAAATGCCTTCGCCGGGAATCAGTATGTAAAACGCTGTACCGCTAGAGGAATCAAACTCCGCCAGAATTTTTGCGTACATGGTCACATTACCGCTGGTAGTAGCTGATGCCACAGTCACGGTAAAAGTGTTTGTTGCTACGTTTGCAACCGTGTAAGGACTGTCTTGTGCTGTGCCACTGGTAAAGTTTAAAAAAACTCTATCCCCATTTGACAGCCCGTGATTGGCAATTGTCACTGTGCAAGTAGTGCTGCCGGGAACATCATACGTACCGGTCGAACTCACGTTGTCACAAATTGCTGTGTTAAACGTTACAGACGTAGACGGGGAAATCAACACCCCTTTTAAACGGGTGCGGCTGGCAAACGCAACGCCAGATTCAGTGTTGTGATACGACTTAACGTCATACTGCATCGTCATTTTGTTGCTCCGGTTCTGGCGCTTCTAGCCTGTTGATGAGCATCTTGTACGCTTGGATCGTAGCCTGAGCCTGAATTAAAAAGGCGTTTGCCTTGTTTGCCTCAGTTTCTAGGCTACGAATCTCAGACTCCAAGAATTCCTTGGTGATCTGCATCTTAAGCCGCGCTAGAGCACATGATGTAATAAGGCGTGCCGTCTGATGCCACGACTCTCAAAGTCTTAGCAATAGTGGCAGTGCTTGTTACAAACAATGCTGCGGGGATGTTAAACAAGTTAGCCACTGTGCCAGTGCCGCTGTTTGTGAAGCGGATGAAAGAAGCGTTTGTCCAAGTACCGCCAGAAGCAAAGTCAGAATCGGCTTGGATAGCTGCAATTGTGCCGCCGGGATTGGTAGAAGAGCCGCCCAAAGTGGCGCGAAGCGCGTTACCCGCACCAGAAATAGTGCCAGAACCGTTGATGCTCAAGCTGACGTGTGCACCGTTGACAGTGCCGCCAGTAGCTGCACCAGCGCCTGTGACTCGTGTCAATGCGCGAATGGTTTCGCCAGAACCGGTGGAAGTAAATTCCAAGCGGCCATACGACAAGCGTGTGTCGCCTGTAGTAGCTGAAGTGGTGGCGTATGACTCGGAGATATTGCCCGCAGTAGTCTCAACGACGGGGCTGGAAGCTGTTCCGGAGATGAAGCCATTTTGTGATATGACTGGGCCGGAGAACGTGGTATTTGCCATGATTTTTTCCTTACATGCAAGTGGGGCGTATCTGTCTGCATGTCGTCAGCCGGGACTGTCAGATACACCGGAAAACCCCGGAATGGTTTGAATATACAGCAAAAGAAAAGGAGGCGCTAGCCCCCTTTTCTCAAGTCGCTTACGCGCCTGCTGAACCCCACATACCGAGAGGATCAGACCAGCCGAAGCTGTAACGCTCACGAGCTTTGTAACGGACGTTGCCGGTATCAAAATCACCATCCATCGAGTTAGCCAGAGGCATACGCTCGAAATGCTTCATGCCGTTTGGAACGTCGGTAATCAAATACCAGCCGTTTGTGTCGGTCAAGAAGTTGTTGACGGTGTAGCCTTCAGGCACTACGCCCATTTGCTTCAACGCGTTGATGTCGTTGTCAGCAGTAGAGACGCGCAGTTCAGTGTCAAGCAAACGCTTGGCAACGAACATCAGTGAAGGAGGAATAACCATCTTGCGAGGCTTGGCGGCGATCAACAGACCACGCTCATCAGTCCATGCAGCGATTTGAATCACGGCATTTTCCAAAGAAGTTTCGTTCAAGTCCACACCAACGGAGGGGCTATTGAAGTTCACGCCACCGTTGACCAGTGGGTGACCAACGCGAACGCTGGAGCTGTTGTTACCGAACAAGGTGACACCGTCACCGCCCAAGTAAGAGCCGTTGAAACCGTTGTTGATGACGGAAGCGGACTTAACTTGTTTGGTGAAAGCCATTGCACGGGCCAAGGCTTTGGTGTAGCGAGCAGACAAGCTGTCGTACAAGTTATCTTCGACCGCTTCTTCAGTGATCGAAAAACCCAAAGCAATGGTTTCGTGGTTGTAGCGGGCGGTGAATGCTTCTTGCGCATTGTCGTAAGCGATGGCGGAGCCCTCGTTCTTAACAGGTGCGGCACCGAAGCCAGCCAGCTTGGTCTCTTCTTCAAAGCTACGCTCTGATTTCTCAGTTTCGTAGATCTCTTTGTGCTCTTCGCCGTAACGTGCATATTCCATACCGAACAAAGCGTTCAGGCCGGGGAGCAGTTCTTTGAGTAGTTGTGCGCGTGAAATAGCCATTTATGTGCTCCTTAGATGCCAACGGCGTTGGTGTAGGCGTGTGCGCCGGGGTTGAACTTAACCAACACGTCTGGGAAGGCATCGGTAATTGGGGAAGCAAAACCAATGATCTTGAACGCGGCAGCGGTGGTGACAGTGGTTGACTCCAATGCGCTGGTTGAGTTACCTGTACGGGTATTACCTGTAGAAGTAGACTGCACAGCAGCAAAGAAAGTGTTTGCACCGAGATCTGACTGGTCAGCAACGCCGTCCAATTGTGCTTGGAAAGTCACATTGGGGTCGGTGATAACGTATGCAGTCACCACACCAGTTGTGCCAGACGGGTAGTACTGAGCGTAGATTACTTGACCTTGCGCGTTAACGTAAGAGCAACCAACGAACACACCCCAAGCACCCAAAGTGTTGCCACCGAGGTTGTTGGTAGTCAAGTCTGCGCCAGTGGCGGTAGACAAAGCGATGTAACCATCAGCACCGATGATGACGACTTGCCCGTAAAACAGGTTTGTGCCTTCACCAGCGGGGTCAATCAAGAACTGACTCGTAGCGCCAGCATAGGGCATGCCGTCGTTACGATTTACGGGGATTAGCCCGTAGGGGGAAGCTGTAGATGCCATTTAAGGACTCCTTGTTTATTTAGAACCTGAACCAAAACCCGCACCGCGACTGGTTGAAGACTTGCGGTCTGCAAACAGCGGCATGCGCGAATCATTGTTTCGCATGAAGTGGTTATCCACTGATTCCATCTGGTTCTGAGCTTGCTGGTCGTAATAGTCATCCCGTGAACGTGCTCTTTCGGCAAGCATCTTGCAAAGCATGAGGCCACCAATTTCTACGTTGCCGGTTGCGGCACTACCAGTAATCATCAGCTCCGGATGGTCTACTGCTTTCACCGGTTCCCAGCCATCGCGCATCTTGCGAGACACGTTGGTTGGTTCAGCCTGTCCCAAGACATGTGTGGCTACCCAACGGTAGACATATCCGGGTTCAGGTGTTGGATCGGGCAGTGCAGTCGGCGGTACGTATACAGCACGAGCTTGCTTATCGCGTGAGACGTTGTCACGAGGGGTACGGTTTTCAGCCATTTCAATTCTCCAATTTTGCTACTTGAGCAGCATACTGCTGCGGGGTTAATCCAAATTTCTTAGCCAGAGCTATCTGAGTCTGAGTTAATTGGATCTTTTTAGCTCCAGACGAACGTGTCGCTGGCGCTGCCACTGCCGCAGGCTTTCTTGGAGCATTGCCGTTCCTTGGCCTGTCTTCCGAACCACCGAACATTTCGGGGAACGTTGACTTCACGCGAGCATCAATCTGCTCGAAGTACTCATCGGTGCGAGGATCGACTCCTGAGTTGACTAGTTTTTGATGCAGCCCTAGTGCAAAGCTGGTTACTTCTTCAAACCCGTTTGAGCCGAACCACTGGTTTTTGGCTTGCCAGCGCAAGGTT